TGATAAGGTATTCTATAAGGAGTAAAGGGATTGACCACTGCTCTTAATAAACTGTTACCACATATCCAAGCATTAATTTGAACTTCATCTAGATCATCAATATCATCCGATATATCGATACCAACTTCACGTGCATACTCTGCATCCATTATGCCCCAGTACTCAAGAACTTCAAAGTTTGTTTGATAGTCTTCATCAGCTCTTGCATCATCTTTTAAATGTGACTCAAAGCTTTTCTCTTCGTAGTTAGCTCCCATCTGGATACAATTACGTATAGCATCCTCATCAAAGTAAGGCATGTTACGAAGTTGTCTAAGTTGAGATTTGTTTAGTTTGTGTCTGTGAATAACATACTCACACTCTTCAATGCTAGTAGCTGCAGGGTCTGGATAAAAATCCCAACAACTAACAAACTCAATTCTAGGTACTCTAACTTCTAACGGGTTATAACTTCTTTCACCATCTTCACCTGTATCCCACTTGTGAAGTTTCTTATTAAAGTTAAATGGTCCTTTTACAATCCCTGTACCAAGTAGAGAAGATTCTAAAAGAGCATTTCTAATTTCTGATGAACCTTTTGATTCATCTATTTGATCGTGAATAAGTTTTTCCATTCTCCTTGCAGCTTTCTGTGCTGGAGAAATTTCTAAAGCTGTTGGTATAGGACTAAAGCCTTCAACCAATTGGTCTTCTACTTTATCTTCAAGAGTTTCCTCAAAGATTCCTTTTTGGAAAGTGGCTCCGGGTTTAAGAACTTTACCATCACCTTCGTAACCAACATCGTATGGATTTTCTAATCTGTTACCAATATCATCTGGTAACTCGCCACCACCCATAGTACTTTCAATACCGGGTGCACCTGTTTGTGTATCTAAATGTGCATCAGCTAATTCACCTTCTGGTATTTTAGTTTCAGCAATACCAATTGGAAACTTACCTGTACCAAAGATTACATCAACTAGTTGACCAAAAGCAGCAAGTACTTTTGTTTTAGTAATCTTAACAAAGATACGAGACTTTTCAGAGTCTCTAAACTTAACAGACTTGTTGTAAAGTCCTCTATAGTTTTCGTAAGCTCTTAACCAACGAGATTCATCTGAACGTCTTGAGTCTTCTGCAACAGTAAATCTTGATTTAACAATACCGACAAGATTACTACGCTGTTCCATTTCAAGGTCAAGCGTTTTACCAGCTTCACCTTCTACATCTTGGTATAGATTGTCAGCGTTTAAAAATGTATTATCGTTGTCTGCCATAAACTTTAATATCCAAATGTAGAATCAGCCGGTTGATGGATATCTCTTTTTAATCCTCTCAACTTATCGAATGTACTTACCATTCGTGGTCGACTCATTATCATATAACGCAATGCATCATATGCGTGATCGGAAGCATGTGTATCCACATCCTCCGGATTGTTCTTTGATAATGGTATAGACTGTATCTCTCGTATTAAGTTAGGACACGTATTAAATATCTGTAACTTAGGTCTACCATTTTCTTGAACCTTTAGAAACTCGTGTATTTGAATTTTACCTTGTATTCTATTCTTATCAGCAGGTCTAAGCTTATGTCCTGCTCTTACAAGTGCTTCGCCAACAGTAGGTCCTGTAGTACCTGTTCTAGCCCAAGCTGCTGTATCCAGTACACCAGAGACCGAGTAAGGGTCTTCTAGCTCCATACTTGTTATTATACTACCTAATTCTTCTCCTGTCAAGCCTTTTTTGTATAATTCTCTATAAATTATTAAAGTTCCGTCATTTTGGTCCATTATTCCCCATAAACAACAGGATTCTGCAGCGTAACCATAGTCAACTGCTTTAACTCTTTCCCAATGTAAAGGTAGTTCAAATGGAGTAATGACGTGATGTAGTGGGTCAAACTCTACAAAAGCTGCACCTTCTGCTACATCCCAGTTACCTTCAAGCAGTTGTCTACGTTGAATCGGTGGTAAAGATTTAAGCATCTGCTCATAAACACCATCCTCTGCAAGGTAAGGGTTATCTGCTAACTTAGCCGGAATAAACTTACGTGTCAGTCCGTCTGCACCTTGAAAGCTCGTATTAGATTCTGAAGGTTCTATGTATCTTTTCTTTACCCAATGCGAACCAACACCACCGGGGTTAGCAGTACAGCGTAGGTAAGTTTCTATTTCGGGGTCAGTGGTACGAAGACGAGAAGCTAGATAGTTCCAACTAAACTCTGTGGGTAGATGAGTAATCTCATCAAAGCCTATCCAAGAGTATGCTTGTCCTTGATATCTGTATACGTCTGCATCTCGTTCCAAGAATCCAAACTCAACCTTTGCACCGCTTGGAAAGTTCCAAAGCTTTTCAACTTCTCTGAACTTAGCACCGGGAAATGCTTGTGGATATAGTTCACGAGACTTATCAATCATCTCTCTTAGTTCTGGCATAGAACGTCTGAGGATTAAAGCACGATGAGCTTTCTTGTGACAATACCTTAGTGGGTCTACGATCATAGCAAAAGATTTACCACCACCGGCAGCTCCACCATACAGTACATCTTTCTCACCGGCAGCAAGAAAGTCTGTCTGAGGACCTTCGTTAGCGTGGAATAATACTTTGTGATTGTCTAGATTTTCTTGTACAGCCTTGGGAAGATTGTCAAGTTCATCTGTGGTGACAGGACCTTCTACAGTCTTGTCAAGTTTTTGAATTGTTTCTTTTTGTTTTTTAAAAGATTGTCTAGCGTTGTTAAGCTTGGCTTCAAGCTTTTTAATGTTACGCTGCTTACGACCCACAGTTGCCCTCGCAGCTTTGATAGCTTTTTCTGTTGAGGTTTTGGGTCTACCTGCTTTCTTTTTAGGAGTTCCATCTTTCTTTAAGATGAAATTACCATCATCATCCTGTAAGTAGAGATGAGGATTCTTCTCCCAGTCTTTCGTTTCGTTTACCATATTTTTTATCGATGTGTTTCTTTAAACCGGGAGTAGAAATCTTTCTGTCTGTTTTGTATTCTAACCAATCAACTCCAGCTTGTAGTGATATCTCTTCGTTGACTATCATATTTTCTACAACTTGTAAAGCTTCTAGCTGATCTTCAATTGGTTTTAAATATCCTGTGGTAGTATCTAACTCATACCCAAACGGAATGGTTGAAGTTTTTCTTTTCATATATCCGTCAGGTAATAACATCTTAGATAATTTAGTCTGTTAGACTATCCACATAATAATAAAGGCTGATATAAAACCTATACCACACCATACACCCCAGACTTGCATGTCTGTCAGATCATTGGTTTCAATAATACTATTTACTTTTTTTTCTAGTAGTTCTTTTAACATTTGTTTTCCTCTTTGTTTGTTTCTTTGGAGTTAGAGCTTTTTTAAATAACTTAGCATACGCTTTCTTTACTTTCTCTAACCATTTATTAATTCCGTACATTAGTCTTTATCCTCTTCTTTTTTCTTTTTGCCAAATATTCTATCCCAGTTATCTCTGTAGTCTTGGGTGTAGAATCCGGGTCTAGGATTAGCACCTTTACTTCCGTGTGAGTTTTTATATATGGGCGACCTGAACGTAAAAGGTTTTTCGTCACTACCTATTTGTTTTCCCATCTTACCACTTTACCTTGTTAGCCCAGTATGCTGCAGACAATACACCTTTGGCAATGTTCTTAGCGTGACGAGCTTTGAATGATTTCTTTCTTGCTTTATCTTTAGAAGTCTTTGGGTTTTTACCAGCACCACTCACACCTTGTTGTCCAAATCTAATAGTTTTAATTGTACTACCTGATTTAGCCACAACAATGTGAGACTTAGTAGGATGATTGGGAGTACGCTTGGGTTTGTTATAACCACTTACTCCTGCTCGTTTTAACCTACCGTCTGCTTTACCACCTTTAGCCATTCTAAATTTCCTTGTTTTATCTGCAATCTTATCTGGTTGTTTGGAGTGTTGTTTACCTGCAGCTTTATCTTTTCTTTTCTTTGCTGTGGTAGCTGCGTATTCTGAATCACTTAAAGCTTCCCTAGCTTTCTTAGGTAAATATCTTTCACCTGTATCACTAGACTTCTTACCAGACTTAGTTCCCCAGTCTTGTTTGCCCCAATCTTTTAATGATTTCTGTGACTTCTTTAACATTACTTATACCCTCCACCAGCTTTCTTGTAAGCTTTGGCTAGGGCTTGTGCTTTACGTGCAGACCATTTACCGGCTGCAGTACCGTGTGAAGCTTGTGACTTTATACGTTGAAA